GCTATGGCATTAGCGCTATCTCAGCAATGAGGTGCGCCAAATGGCATTAACAGCAGCAGAAAGACGTATGGTTGAAGAATTAACTGAGCGCCAACGTCAACTTGAAATGATTATTGGTCGCGCTTTAGGTGGCAATTTAGGCGGAGCGTTTGTTAATCTCTATCATGAAAACCCACTAAACTCTCCATTTACTAATTTAAGCCAACATAACATGGCTGCTGCTGAATTAGGAGCAAGCGTTAGAACCAAAAGAAAAAGAGCAAAGAAAAAAGTTACTAGAAAAGTATCGGGTTATCAAAAAGAATTTGGTAAACAATTGAAGAAACTCAAAAAGAAACATCCTAGAACTAATATATCCACATTAATGAAAAGAGCTCATAAGGCAACTAGGAAGGTGAGGAAATGAAAAAGACAGGTAAAACTCTGACATTATCAGGTCAAATGGATCGTAGATTGTTTCCTGCTCAATTATTTAGGGATCCAAAGACAATTTTAGAGTATGCAAATGTCTTGGATCTAAATAAAGCATGGAAAGTCAAGGACTTTAGATGCTGGATTCAGGAAACTGGTTTAGAATTAGGATCAATAACAGAAAGTGCAACCTTTGGAATTGATGTTCAATTGTCTACTGATGATATTCCAAATGCAAATGATTGGAATAATGCCGAAGAAAATAGAGCAATAGGTTGGGGAACTTTGTCATATGCACTTTCAGATACTTATGCAGGAAAAACAAATTCATTCAATGGAGTTCAAAGAATGTTGCTTAATTCTGAATATTGGATGCATCCTGATCATTTGGTTCAAAATAAATTAACAATCTCTGCTCAAGGAACTGGAGGTAATTCTGTAATTGAAGGATTAACTGGTTATACTCTGAATTACATTGTGTATTTGGAGGAATACGACATTACTCCGTCTGAATCTATTGTGTTTAACATCAAAGGCAAAGCCCAAAATGTAACTGGATGATTAATTATCCCAATATTGGTAATATATTGTTCCTGAAAGGGACTCATTCATGTCCTCAAGTAGGGGTGATTTGCCTTCTTTCAGGTGTATCTTGATCATTGCACGGCTTACAAGCGTCTCAAGGCTGCTCACGCGCTTCTTTAGAGCCTCAATATGTTTCATGTTGATATCTTCCTTGATTATCATCTCACTGATCCTTGCAGATTTTTTCTGTTTCTCCCAAGAGTTGTAGATCTGGGCTGCCTCTTCACTCAATGTTGCTGAAATTAATTGCTTCATTTTGTATCACCTCTCTTTTCCATGTTAATGATTCCTTCAAGTTCTATCAAACAATCCTCCAGTTTCAGGTAAAGTCTCTCCAAATCTATCACTAAATCACCCACTCATCATCAATACGATCCTTGCAGGGTTCGCAAACGCCCCATTCACGTCCCTTTTCGTCTTTGTATCTTATTCTATATCGGCATATATTGCACTTTTTTACGTCTCCCATGCATCGCGGAAGTACCTTGATAATATAATATATTGCACATTTTGACACAATCACACGCACATTTAACAACTACACGGCCTCTTGTAGTGGCCGGCGTCGCGTGGACTCCTAGCGACGGGGTCGGGCTAGGCAGCCACACTTTCACTAAGATTTACCGCTTCGCGGAAAGGATTGAGGTAGTTTTTCCGGATTCTATAAATACCGTACCGTATTCCGGTAATCCTATGGCTAGAAGTGATTCTTTCTTTATTCGCGCAACTCTAAACTGTGATAACAACAATGCTTATCAGCAAACAGGCATTGATCTGGGGGCTTAAGTTGATGCTCTCGGTAAGTCTGTTTTGAGAATACACAACATTGCAGTTACATTTTCTGATAGTACAGGAAGATCATTGGAAGTTACTAGTTCAGGTTCAGCGCCATTTAATGGAGCAGCCGCACAATTCCAATTATTAACGCAATCTCAATCTGACATAGTCCTGCCTAGCGATAGATCAATCATCTCCACAGGCCGCGTAATTGCTCAAGGTAATGGTGGAATTGCTGGTTACGTCTCAGACCACTTTGACAACTTGCCGCAAATGTGGGAAAATGGTTACCTTGTAGCGGTAGATCAGATTTTCCTAGGCGGGGCAGCATCAACATCTTTTGACGGAAACGTGTATTGTTCAATAGTTATGGAATGCACAGTTGAAACAATGACTCAAGCAGCGGCTATGGCATTAGCGCTATCTCAGCAATGAGGTGCGCCAAATGGCATTAACAGCAGCAGAAAGACGTATGGT